TGACCTGTAACTGGGTTAATAACTTGGTTACCAATGAATAGGTCACCATTTGAGTTAAGTCCAGAATAGAAAGCAACTCCTGCTTCTTCTTTAATAGACTGAGAGAATCTTATTTGATTTTGTGATAGAGTCTCAACCTGAGTTTGAGGGAATGCAGTAGAATAGTTACCAGGACCGAAACCAAGATACTCAAACGTATGATTACCTGATCTAAGGATCGAGTGTCGTCTGAACTCGACATTAATTGGTGCGACTGTTCCGTCATTATTCTGTCTTATATTAATTTTTCTTACTTCCTCATCACCTGCTCTTGCAGTTAATTCTACATTAGATAATCTGCCATTGACAGAATCATAGTTAGGTGTAGTACCTGGTTGAGTCCATCCAGTATCACTTAACAAGAACTCAGTTGCTTCCTTAGTAATAGAAAGTTTAGGATCTTTATTAGGTGTAGGTGTAGCACCATCAGTTGCATTAACCAATCCAATCGTTTGATTATCTGCTACAGATTGAGCAGCATTAGGATCGGCAACAGGATTATCTCTATCAAATGTAGGATATACCTCATTAACATTTTGTGAGAAGAATCTATCATTAAAGTTAGATGTTGAAGGTGCTATAGATGCACAAAGTAGTGTTAGGTAGTATATACCATCATTAACACCTCTTTCAAATTCCTGAACAACTTCAATATTATAAATGTAATAACATTTTGCTAACTTATAAGAAGTAGTATCACTATTAAGTGGTTGTAAAACATAACCACTCAACGGATCTCTTGGTAATGGATTAGTTTTATCCTTATCAATTACATATCTTACACGATAAGTTCTATCATCTAAATCTCTTGGGTCAGGTATTCTCTTAAGGAATGTAGTTGGTGTAAAGTTAACTGTATTATAAGTTGTAGTATTACTAGAAAGAGTATTATATATCTCGTTATTAGTAGCACTTACAGATAGATACCAACCTCCAACTTGATCTGTTGTTCCACCTATTGTATAAGTTGCACTATCAAATTGAATTGGAGAACCAGAAACACCAGCAGAAAGACCAGAAACACTAGGTCCATAAGGTGAAATACTTGCTGATTGTACTGTTGCAGAAGTAGCACCTTGAGCAACTAACAAACAATTAATCTTATCTGCTATTGCACTATTACCAGTACCATCTTGTCTTGCACCGATTGTATAACCCTGTACTCTTGTTGTTGGTGGTGATGCCTCACTTGTATAACCATAGAGATATAATCTAGTTCCAGGAGTTCCACCCTGTCCTGCTAATGCAGAGTTAATTGTTTTAGTTCTTTGTATATCAATATTAACCCAGTTTACAGATGTCTCTTCACCAAATATTACATTACCATTAACAGTATCTGAGTTGACAGCAGTTAAAGTAACAACTCTAGTATTAGTATTAACCGTACCAACCGTTGCACCAGTACCAATACCAGTACCATAAACAGTCATACCCTGAATAACACCATTGATAGATCCATCATTGGCAAGAGTAATTGTTCCTGCTCCACTTGTACCAGTTGCAGTAGTTGAGATAACATTTAATGCTTTAGGTGGTATGATATGAGTTATAGCACCTGCTTTATCTTTAGAAAATGCTTTTGCTTTAAATCCAGCAGATCGGAGTGCAATATTACCGAAGTTAGAGTTACTATTAGTAATAGACATGTCAGCACCTCTAAGTGCTGTAAAATGTCCTTCAAATCCAACAGCGAACACAGAAACTGCCTGAATGAAAGCATCATCAGAACACATAATATGTTTATGTCCCCATCCCTTACGATATTCAGCAAAACCATCTAAGTGAGCACCATCTCCTGAGGTTGCTACATCATAGTTACCAGTTGATGCGTTATATCTTACAAATGCTCTGTCATCTTTTTGTAGTGATAGTCCAGTAAACTGAGCAACAACCATTGATTTGAAACCAGTTGCCTTAGAACCATTAGCGTGCATTCCATTCATACCCCACACACTTCTTAGTGATAGGTTGAATGCGTATGGTGATGCTGAGTCAACAGTATCAATTTCTGTTTTTACAGTGACATTAGAACCAACAGCATTACCAGTTGGTTCACCTTGCATTTGGTATGTAAATACATTACCACTAGCAGATGTTACAGTAAATGATCCATTATATAATGATGCATCAACTTCTGATTGAGGTCCAGTTGATCCAGTAACACCAGATACATTAATATTAACACCAACAGAGAATCCATGATCTCTTGGGTTATCAAATTCATCAACAGTAACAGCAGTTGCAGTTTGTCCGTTTCTTGTTATTTGTAATATTCTATATTCATCACTAATAGGACCAACAATTCTGTTCTCTTCAACTCTTGCCTGTATTTGGTCAGTTGCTGGATCACCAGATGTATCAGGAATTGTAGCAAATGCCTTAGATACTTTCTGATAGTATATTTCTAGGTCAGTTCTTTCTAATATATTTGGTACAGCAGAGTAATCTGCATTAGGTACAGTACCTTGAGTAATAAGAGTTGATAATGGATTTAAACCATCAGCAAACTCAAAACATGTAAGTCTATGATGTGAATACTTAGGTGCTAATGTCTCTACACTATCAGGTTTGAAATATACACCTTCTTCTGCACCATCAAAGAATGAGAATTGCCAGAAGTAAGTACCACCAGTTACTTTGAAGATTGCTGTGCGTGGGGGAACCTGATCTTCTGTATTAATACCTTTAGAAGCAAGAGTTGTAGGATATGGAACGTATTTTGGAATTATTTTAGTTCTTCTAAGGTCTGTACCAACAACAGAACAACCTCTAGGTACAATGACACCACCTTCTGAGGAGTTATATTTGTATAATACATTATTAGGAGAAGATAAATCTAAATTTGAATTGGAATCAAGAGGAGCAACGTTTGTATATAATACTTCACCAGGTCTATTATCTATTTGATATTCAGCAGGATAGAGCATGATACTAAAAGCATCAAACTCGTCATTACTCAAACCAACTCTATATGAGAACCTTGCTACTTCAAGAAATGCTCTTTGTAAAGATTTAAATGGTCTTAATGCAGAGTTTCCTCTATTATCAATAGAGTCTGAAGCGTCAAAGTCATCAGGATTGACGTATATAATACGTCCCGTACGGGACGTAATAATATTCTTTAACCTAGTTAGTGACATTGCTTATATACTTTTAGTTATTTATTATGATCCAAATACTCTTGTAGGAAGAGCAGTACTCGCATCCTCAAACCCAATAAAACTCATTGCATTATTGGCAGTTGCAGATTTAACAAGTAACCTTTCACCAGGTCCAATTACAACAGATGTTGTCTTATCTATGTTATTGGCAGAATTTGATTTTCCAATAATAATATAATTTTCATTACCAACAGCAGCAGTTGCAACATCAACACTACTTACAGTAACTGTTGATCTTGTTGCTGTATTACTTGCTGGTACATCCTGAAAAGTATCCGAACCCGCAAAATCAGCAGATCCAGTTCCTTTTATAACCCTTAAAGTTGTACCACTATAAGAACGAACATATCCTATAGGACCAGCAGTTTGTCCTGTTATAGTATAGGTAGTACCACCAACAGTAAATGTATCAGTAGAATTAACTAATGTACCATCCTTCTCATAGATATAAAATTCTGTATATTCAACGTTTGTAGTAGTTTGGAATTGACGATCTGTACCACCATATGCTGAATTTGCAGCAGTACCAGTAGTACCTTCATAGAAATATAATGTTGTAGGTGTAGTACTCTGACTAAAGTCATATTGAATATAAGCACCACCAGAACCTGCTGTGCCATTGGTAGTTTTACCAGTGGTAAATTCTGTACCATCGTCAGAGTTACCAGCAGTATTATCAGGACCCCATTCACCATTTACTGTTGTTGAGAATTTAAAATCTTTACTCGCCATTGATCCATCAGAAACATCAAAACGATATACTCTATCAGAGAATAATATCATATTGGTACCATCAAGGTTTAGATCATATGTTCCACCAGCAGTTGTACTAGAAAAAACAAATTCCTGTACACCTGTAGCAATACCACCACTAGAAATAGTTGCAGTTGCACTTCCACTAGAAGTAAGACTATCACCAGCAGCAAATTCTGCTCCACTACCATTAATAGTTGAAGGACCAATAAAGATCACATTCTCACCTTTACCAAATACCGTTGCAACTGTATCATTAGGAGAAGTACCTGTAGATACTGTCTGACCAACTTCAAAAGTACCAGTTACAGATTCTATACTTATTTGTCTTATTAAAACATCTTTAATATAAATTGTCGTTGTAGGTGGAACATAAAATGATTCCCAATTAAATTTCTTCTCTCCATCATCAGTCGTAATTAATTGTCCACCAAAAAATCCTGCTGCTGCTGTAATTGGAGTATTGACTGCTACTCTATATCCAGATATAATATCTCCCTTATGAAGTTTATATGTACTTGCATCAAGTGTTAATTCTTGATCATAATCTTTTATAGCAGCATCATATGCTGCACCAGTTCCATCATTTACTACATTAAGCACTGCACTTGCCGAGGCATTAATCGGAGCAGAGTATAGAGTAGCAAGTGAATTGCCTGGTTTAAGTTGTCCTAAGATTCCTTGGTCTGCCATAGCTATTAATTAAAAACCTGCGTAAAAGAATTGTTGTAATCGGGTCATACCCGTTAAGTTTTGTGCTCCAATACCAGCACCAAAGTTTACGTCATCTAAAGTAACGTTTTCGGTAGATAATAAAGTAGCATCTGCATCTGGGAACCTAATAGTTCTAGGAGCAGATAAGTTATCAGTATTTAAAGTAGCAGACCCAAGTTGATTACCTGTTGCTTTAAGAACAGGTGCATATAAAGTTTTACTCTTTAATTCTTGAGTTGCATCCTCTGTAACAAAAGTATTATTACCTTGATTATTTAGATCATTTGTTGGTGGAACTTCAAAAACCTGATTTGATAATGGGTTTTGATTAGCAACATTAAATGTTATCTTCTTTGATCCATCACTTGTATCCTGTAAAACAAGAGATTCTATTGATTTATTCTGAAGTACTTGTGTTGCATCAGTACCAACCATAGTAACGTTAGTATCAGGTATTGCTATTGTCCTATCTGCTGTTAATGCATCAGTATTAAATTGAGCAGAACTTGTGCCAACGTCAGCATTAGCAGCAAGTTTTGGATTAACAAAAGTTTTATTTAATGATGTTTGTTCTGCTTTAGTATCAAGTAAAGTAGATGAGGTAGCAGTAGGTTCTAATGATGTTGTTACTGTACCACCATCAGGTAAGAAATATGATCTTCTAGTACCAGAGGTTTCTGACCAATTAATTTGAAATATTGCTTCTTCAGTATTATCTACAATAACAAAATTATCCTCATCAATAAGAAGAGTTTTATTCGTTAATGTCTGAGTTGTATCAGCACCTACAATAGTAGTTCCATTACCTTGAGTAATAGCAGGGAATGTAAAAATACGAGTATTAGTTCCCGTACCAACGTTACTTACCTCAAATCTTGCTTTTGGACCTTGTGCATCTTCAAGAATAAATGTTTGATCAGATACCACAAAATTACCAGTTACCTTAACAGCACCAGTTCCTTTAGGAGATAATACAATATCAGCATTTGATGCAACATCATCAACAGCAGTCATATACAATGATACACTACTATTTCCATTATCCAACCTAGTCATATAAAGACCACCATCACCAAAAGCAATACCTATTTGATCGTACGCATTCTGATATAGTCCTGAATCTCGATCAAGGTCAAAACATAGACCAGGATCTGTTTTTGTTCCTTGCCCTAAACCTTTAAATAATTGATTTACTTTTGCCTTTCTGTTAGGAATCAAAGGGTCAGATACAACAACTGGGAGAATCGCTTCTCCCGATAAGTTGGAATCTGAAATTGTTTCTAACTGAGAAATCTTTCTGGTTCCCACGAATAATCACACTTATTGCTACAGGTCTATTTATACGGTAACAGAGTCGCTATTGTTGAGTAGAGTGTTATAAAGATCACTTGCCCTTTCTAGGCAATCACTATGGTATTTAATTTTTGTTTCTAACTCACATAAAAGATCTTGATAACAAACATCTACATCACTCTCGATATACTGATCAAGTACATCAGATAGAACATTTCTAGTAGATGCAGTTCCTGGTAATTGAATTAAATTAGTCATAATGATACCTCATTGTAAAAAAGAAAGTTGTCGTTCAAGTTCATACTTGACTGTATACAATGGTCCTTCCATTGCCTTTGCCCACTTATTACCCTTTATTGTAGTGATAACACTATCAATTTGTATTAGAGCAATTTCAGTAGCAGCTTTTGATGTACCAAATACTCCAATATCATTGTCGATATCTTCATAATTTGGATCTTCTATCCTCCTCCACTCTTCATTTGGCATTTTTTTCCTCTTTGATATCTTGGTGCAATCTTTCTAATGCCTTAATCACATCTGGAGTTTCCTCCCATTCCCAAGTCGATTCACGACCTTTTTTGTCCACTGTTTTAAACGATTTTTTAGTCATTTTACTCCTATTTAAATGGTGGTCCTTGAATCCAAGCAACTAAAGAAATACGTTTTCCTGATGTTACTGGGTTTACTTTATGTGGTAACCAAGAAGGGAAAATTATACATTCTCCTCTTTCTGGTTTATAAGATTTATGAAATATATTATCATACTCAAACTCTAACTCTCCTCCCTCATATTCATTAGGACCAGAAATAAGGAGAGAACAAGATAATTTTCTCTCCTTATTTGATCCACTTTTTATAACCGAATTACTAGTATCTACATGCCAATTATAATGATCTCTCTTATCTGCCGTATACACCGTTGACTGAACCTTAGAATGAAAATAATCTAAATCATATTCAAAATATTCATCATTCGCAGACATCATCATATTATAGATTATACCAGGTAACCATTCATCCCAATTAATCCATGCGTTCTTAGAAGAACGTACTTGTCCTCCTTGACCACCATCAACACCAGATTGTATATAAGGTAAAGTATCAAGATACTCTACTATAGATTCAATTAGTTTGTCAGGTAATTTTGAAGGAACCTTGTAAATGAGTTTATCGGTGAATGATTTCATGGTGGGCACTCTTTCTAGATAGAGATCTTTTGTACTCCCACCTATGTTGTTGCTAGATCGAAGTTTACTGAAAACGTCTTTCTAACCTCATCACTCTTATGAGGAGTAACACCATGTAACATATGACCAGGAAAGAAAATAACCTCACCTGCTTCATAATCAACGTGATGTGTATTTTCGTATTGTAGCAGTTGTTTCATACTTTGGTCAAGGCATGTGTTGTTTCTGTCATAAAAGTAAAAACTTGAAAAATCTGGACCTTTATTAAAAAACATAACACACACTAAAGAATTTTCAGTATGATCGTGAATTTCCTGATATTGATTACGTTTATAAAAATTTATCCAAGGATTAAACATCTTATATCTAAAATTTCTACCAATATCCTTACCCCATATATCTAAACTGGGTTGTACTAAACTTTGATAATCTTCATATGATAACGGTATTCTATCACAATCACAAGTACTACCCCAATTAAATTTTGTATTATCAACATCCTTCTCAGTATAAGTTTCTATTTTAGAAAGAAACTCATCAAAATTGGGGATCTTATATCTCCAATAGAAATAAGATCCCCAAGCAACATTATAACTCATTTTAAAAATGTCCTCAAAAATTTTTCCTTAAAAACCTTGACACGTTTTTTTGCCTGGCGTAATTTTTGAGGTTTCAAGTGCCTCTTTGCCTCTTTTTTAGAATGGTGCTGCCAATTTGGAACTTTCATCGTCCTAATTTGCATTTGGTTCCTCAAATTGTTTTTTAAACTCTTCAACCTGATCAATTACTTCCTGATCTATAGGGGGACCAGATTGTATAACAGGAGATAACAAAGCAACAGAACCATCCTCTCTTTTAATTCTCCAAACAGTACGATTCCTTTCAGTCATTGTCAAAAGAAAAGAAAGATTTTTAACTGCTTCTTCTTCAGTTATTTCTTGAATATTAGTCATTTGTTATGCTCCAAAGCAGCAAACATGTAAGTAACCTGTTCTTCAGGCATTGTTGAAGAAATCATATGAACAGTTTCGGCAAAACCTTCTGTTCCCTCTTGATCCCATTTCCATTCAACAACCTTATCATAACCTTCTTCGTCAACAATTTTAATTTGACGTTTTGAAAAATTAATGAAAACGTGCTCCACGTAATGTTCCTCATCAGGTTCAAACATTATAGCATACTCCAATAAATTAGTTTAAGAAAATAGACGATCCTGTGATTGTCACAGCATCCTCTGCATTGATACCAATAGCAGATTCTGCCTTAATGGTGGTGTTAGATCCTGAATCAGTCTGGATAGCAGTTTCTACATCAACAAATAATGAACCTTCTACTACATCTACTGTAGCACCAGTATTTCCACATGTCAAGGCAAAAGGACCACTTTCGTTATTAATCGTATACTGAGGAATTGCAGCAGCAGTAGAACCATCTGGATGTAAGGTATCTACAATGCTACCATAAACCTCACGATATATTCCAGTTGTTGCTGCCTCTTTCTTCTCAATATTAATATTTGTTTGCTGAGTTAAAGTATTAAGAGTATAAGAATTTAATGCTGTATGAATTTCATCTCCACTATTATATTTCTGAGTTTGATACTTAGATTCAAAATCATTACCAGTTATAAACATTTTAGGAGCACCAATATTATATTCACTTGCTTCAAATCTAAGTGCTGCACCATTTACTGCAAAATCAACATCAGAATTAAATGATATAGTATGTTTTTGAATCTTCTCATTCTTTTTCTTACCCTTCTTATCCTTTAACTTAGGTGAAGCAGTAGCAGTGATAAACATTGCTCCACCAACTTCTAAATGGAAATCACCAGTAACCTTTAATCTATAATCACCATCAACAGTAGTATCACAATTAGCATCAACTAACTTACATTCATCACCATGAACTTCTTTTGTAAAATTACCAGCATAAGTTGTATGGTCAGCAACTAAAGAACCAGTATCACCTTTTCCACCAGTTTGTTCTTTTCTATAAGATTCACACTTCTTAGCAATCTCTTCCTCTGACATATCAGGATTTTGCTCTCTCATTGTCTTTCGACAAACATGTTTTGCAAACTCACTATTGTTAATATTAACAGACGTATGTGTAGTACCACTTGGTTTACGACTTATAGTTGCTTGCCTACCAGGTGTACCAACATGCATATCATATGCACCATTAATTTCAGTTTTTGCAGACGCTAAGAAAGGATCAACCTCATGTAAAATTGAATCAATTAATGATCCACCTTTACTATCACCACCACATGTACCTCTATCACTACCTCTAATTTTATTAATTTCTGCTAATTCTTCTTCAGAGCAATTAGTAGTACCAAATAAAGGGAACCATCCAGAATCATCTGTTCCTCCATCAGGTTTTCTATCACAATTACTCTTAATAAACTTCATAAACATTTTTAGAAGTCCAGCAAGAAGATCTACAGCACTCTCGGCATTTTTAAATAAGTCTGTTGCTTCTGAGAAAATATTATCTGCTTTTTTCCATTGATCTAAAACTTCCTTCGCCTCACCACCACCAGCAGAATCTATAGTACTAGTAACAGAACTAATAATACCTTGTGCCTTTGATATCATACTTTCTACACCACATACAATATCATTAATACTTTCATCTACTGCTTGATCTACAAATTCTGTTTGATCTATTAATCCATCCAAATAATCATCTAATATACCTGTTACAGTTTGAATAGGATTACTGACAAGTGATTGTAATTGACTATCAACTCCACAAAGAGAACCTAAAATCTCTGATGCTGCTTGTTGTACTGCTTGAAGAATAACAAAAGGTGTTCCATCTGCTTGTTCCTGTACATTAGATTCTTGCAAATCTTCTGCAAGGTTTGCCATTGATTTACGAATAGCAGCAGTAACCTGCGTCATAATACCACCAATAGCATTCTCTAAATTTGCAGTTAATTCTTCTTTAGTTACCGATTTACCTGTAGTAATATTAGTATATGTACCACTCTCATTTTTAACTAACGTAGATGCTGTCTGAGATATATCTTCTATTCTTCTTTTTAAATCTCTTTTTACATTCTTAACTGGTCCACCCACACCATTAGCAGAAGGTATAGGTTCTTCTGGATTCCTAGGTTTTAACGGATTACCACCACTTCCACCAAGTATAGTACCAATGTTAGAAGGAGATCCAGGTCCACCAGTAGTGGCAGACTTCATTGAAGGCATCTTAACTGTATTAGTCGGTCCTTGTCTTTTGAATCCTTCATCCTTACTACTTGCTTGAGAAGAATTAGGAAACATTGGATTCAATGAGGAAGCATTAGGAGCAAGTCCTGGTTCCATATCTTCACCAGTAAATGCAAACTTCTTCTTATCAATAGTATCATCAGATTTTTTAACTCTCATAACACCTATAACAATAGGCATTTGAGCAGATTCTCCATCCATGAAGAATCCCATAACAATAGCACCAGGTTGTAATTGACCTGATGATTCACCTTGACCGTCATTACCTGCTTGAGATGTATGTTGTAACACACTAGCCCAAGGTAAGTGCTCTGTAGGCAGATCTCCCGTTGTTCCTCCACGGAAATTAGTATAATATCCAAGCACACGAACTTTGACCCTACCTAACTCCATAGGATCTTCATTATCCTCTACTTCACCAACCCACCAGAAAAATCCGTCTTTACCAACGAAATTAATATTAGGTTCGTTTAAAATACCGTCTAAGGTGTCTGCCATCTTACTAGGGTTTTCTAATATTTATTGATTCACCTGAGGTGCTTCTGCACTAAAGTCATCTCTAGTCAATGGTTTTTTCTCTAAACCAGATTGATATGCTTTCATTACATCTTCACCCATAATATTAAAAGAAACAACAACTCTCTGTTTAGTACTTCTATTAATTGGTGCTTCATGTAAAATGGATGATGGAAATAATATAAGATCTCCTTCTCTAACAACTGGTTGGAAATCTACCAAATCTCCATTTGCAGGATCAGGGAATGGTGAGAAAAATCTAGTAGGTTCATGGGCAGCAGAATCATAATCTACATAAATTATTCCAGAATACCCAGTTTGACCATGATTATGTGGACCATGACCATCAAATCTCATAGATTTTTCATACCAGAGTGATGTTATATAAACTGGACAAGGATAATTCTCAGCAAAATCTTGCATATGAGGGCTAATTATTTCACCAACCGCTTCCATATATGCTGGTATCCCTCTTTCTCTATTCTCATAGAAATCGCTAAATCCGTATTCAAATGGTATTGCATCCATTAATACTTTCTTTTTGATTTCCCAGTTATCAATAGAGTACTGCTTATATGGTACTCTAAACATTGTAGTGCTATTGTTGCTCATAATTAAGAATTGCTGTACTTAGTGTTATTCTAGGACTATGGGGATAAGGATCATGATATACACCTTTCGGTATAAAGAGACTATCTCCAGGTTCTAATCTATGTATTGATTCATCATCAAACTTATATGATACAGAACCAACTGCCTGTGTAATTAATACATCCACTTTATCTTTGTGTCTGCCAAACGTTACACAGTCACTACCAAACGAAGTATATACATGACAAGTTTGAATTATATATCCCTTTTCTTTTAGTTCTTCTACTGAATCAAATATAGTTCTAGGTAAATTTTCATTATGCAATATCATTATAGGACATTTCCATTCCTTTGCATCTGCTATACCTATTTTAATAGTTTTTGTCTTAAATTCATTATCAATCTTTTTTATACAATCATCCCAAGTAACTAATTTAGCTTTTTCAGAATGATTTCGTGTTAATGTTACTCCTGGTTTTTCCATCATTTCACCTCAATTTCTAAACCAGCAAGACGTTCAAAATTACCAATCTTACCAGAAGGAAATGTATTAAATGCTATTGTATATCTATCTTCTTTATCTGTATGGTCACCTACACTATGTTTTATCTGTGAAGGAAATAAAATTAAGTCACCAGCAATACATTCTTGATCATGAAAAACCATACTATCATTTGGATTACCAGATACTTTAATAGTTTGAATATCTTTATCTGTATAAAAATACCATTTATTTTCTATCCCAAGAGCAGTAGGAGTATTAGTATCATTTAAATAAAAAATTCCACTAATCATAGAATTAGGATGATAATGAGGATGATGATGTTGCATCATACCAGTTTTATTTCCCCAACACTGAGTTATTTTAATTTTTTCACAATGTAATTGTAAATCAACTCTAATTTCTTCTAAACATTGTTCAAACCAATTAGATAACTTATGATATTCTTCCTTTTTGTGAATATCTGTACGGTCAGTCATAAAATTAAAATTATTCTTAACCCACTTTTCTGCCTTTAATAAATTAAAGGCACTAGAAAGTATCTCCTCATCACATTTAAACTTATAAAGTTTTTGAGGAAGAATATTAATAATTTCCATTAATTACCTGTAATATAATTCCAAATAACTTTCCATAATGACTTAGTAGCATTTCCTTGAATCTCATCAAAGATGTACATATTAAGTTTAAAAGCATAATTTGCCTCATCAACTAAAGCACGAATCTCAAC